ACCATTACTTGTTCCTAATATTCCCATTATTCTTCACCTACTAATTCGTCTATTTGTCCTATTTTTCCTTTTAATTCTATAAGTAATTCTATTAACTTTTGTTCTGCCGTTGTGGTTTCTGCCTGTGGCGGTGTTATCTCCCATCCTTTAGAGGTTAATGAAATTATATCTCCCTGTGTTAAAGCAACCAATGGCCCTCTATTCATAATTTGTGGAACTTTTGGTTTAGGTATATACTTTTTAAACTCTAATCCATGCTTTTCAGCGATAACTTGTTGCTCTATCATTTCTAGTTGTTTATGCATAGAAGCATGTCTAGGACAATAAGTTCCTCTTAATGGTCTACCTTTTGTTACACCAGTTAAAGGAATAGGAGGTCTAAGATTATCTCCCGCTTCCCATACATGATGCGCTCCACAAACTACACATCTATCTCTAATGTTAAATTTATGGCCGTATTTAAAAATAAATCTTTTCTTTTCAGGTTTTAATACAGTAAGTAATTCTTTCATTTGTTTCTTTAATGTAAATGTTTTAAATTCGTAATTTATTATAGGCCCTGCATTTCTAGCATTACTACTAACCTTTAAGGGGTTAATCATTGTATTATTGTTTCCTATTATATTTGGTGTGTATATATTTGTCATCTTATCAATACTCCTTTACCATTGTCATTATTCCTCTGTAGACCATTTCTGGGTCGGACTTCGCAGACACGATGTATTTGAAACATGGTATTCCTCTATCCTGTAATCGTTGCATTCCGAGTTTGAACGGTTCAAAAATTGGATGTTTCTCGATAGGTCCGTTGTGTTCATGTTTATCCTTCCATAAATCAAATTTGTTCGCCCATATTCCCACTGCGATTGGGAAATCCTTATCCTTCTTCTTTTTAGACTTACCCTTTGGTAATCGCCAGTAATCATCACATATAACATCTACTAAATATTTCCAAGATAGTTGATGTTCTAAATTATATGCTTCTGATAAATGCCTATCATCTATCATAAAAATAATATATTTTACTTTTCTTTTACGCATATCTTTTTTCCACTCATCCCAAAAATAAGTTTGACCACCAACATCAGCAGTTTTAATTGTCCTAGAATCTTTATCAATTTTTACAACTTTTCTTGTTGCTCTATGTAATCCCACTGTTCTATCTCTAATAACGGGTACTTCTCCCCTAGTTCTTAATTGACTATGTAATGTAGTTTTACCCACTTTACTAGCACCATATACTCCAAAGTTCAGAGCATGAATTCTTCTATAAAATGCCGCCGCCGCTTCTGCGGTTATAATCGCAAATCCTGTAAGTAATGTAGCCACATCAAACCCACCTAGAATATATCATTAAAACTATTAATTGCCATTCTAAATAAATCTAAACCAAAGTGGCATAAAATATTACCTATTAAAAAAGCAGAAACACCTACAATTGTTCCCCAAATCCATGCTCTCAATTTTAAAAAGAAAACATCTGCTGAATGCGCTCTTGATAAATCATAAGCCAAAGACTGTTCATCTACTCCTAAGAGTCTATCTAACAAAGGTAATCACCTTTACTCTAATGCCTTTAAGAAGGATTCGTTTACCTCATCATAAGATGGCTGTGGGGAATAATAATTCATATTCCTTTGTGACATCGAATCTTTGATTTTCTTTCTCTGTGCTTCATCTCTTGATTTCTTTTCCCAATAAAGGTCAATCTTTCTATTAAGTAACCACATTTCAAATCTTTCATTAATTACCATATCAAATAATGATTTTTGTAACATTATAACTCCAACCGTAATTAGGCTGAATAATACTGCATGTGTAAACGCAGTAAATGGTAAGTCAGCACCATACACTGAATAGAAATAAACATTCATTCCAGCCATTGCACCTACATACATTATTGTCATTATTAGTCTCGTATCTTTATCTATTGCCGCCATTCTATAACCCTCAATTAAATTCCACTGTAAACGAAGCGCCACTGGACCCTGTTAAATAAGTAATATCAGCATATAAACCCACTTTGAAAATTACTCCATGTAAATCTGCTTCTGCGTATCTTGCTTCACCACTAGCCGATTTTTCAAGTCCTACAAATCCAAGACTATTACTTGCCGCCGCATCACTAGAAGAAGCAACATCATAAAGTTCAATCATTGCTGAAACTGCACCTACACAAATTCCATGAATACTAATTACTTTACCTGCACCTGTTGTTATTTGTGTATCTGCGGTAAGTCTACCACTACTTCTACATCCACCTATTCCAGTCATTTTGACTCCTCGTTAAAGGGTGCTAACTACTCAAAGGGTATAAAATTACTCATCAGAACTTTCTTCTTCTGATGGTTCTTCTACCTTCTTTTCTTCAACAACTTTAGGTTTTGTTAAAGTGCTTTTAACTTTAGATGCTACTGATTTCTTAGGAAGAACTTTAGCCTTAACATCTTTTACTTCAACATTAAGTCTTTCAGCCATTCTCTCTAAGTATTTATTTGGTAAATCTTTAAAATCCGATTCAGTAAATTCCACCGACATATTAGGGTCTGCCATATACATAACACCGACTCCAACATTAACTTCCTGTGCTGGTTCTCCAGCAACAAATGTTAAAGTTTGGAATTCAAAAGAACTAACAGAACTCAAAGGGTCTTGTTCTTCCTTAGGAAGTAATGCTACTTTCGCCAAAGGTATCACCTTAGATTAATCCGTAAATACGAAGTCTAAATGTCATATCATCCATGTTAGTTCCATTACTTAACATAGCACAATCGCCATCATTATCAAACAATACTATTTTGATACTACTAGTACTTGTATAAAGACCAGTAGCAACATTAGCAGTAGGTACTTGAATGTAATAACCAACCGCCATAGTACCGTCAGAAACTCCACCAGTTGTTCCTGTTATTGTTGCGGCTGTGATTCTACTTAATCCTACATCGGAAGCATTGATTACATCTGCTGTATGATAAACTGTCATCTTAACAAAACAGTCCACAAAGTACTCATCTCCAGATACTCTTGGAGCAGTACTACCTTTATGGTCTTCAATTACTGTTATAAATTGTTGTGTCAATCAAATCACCTCACTTTAAGTTGGTGATTTTTCCTTGTCCTTTAAAGAAAGTACAACCGATTTCACCCATTGTTCTGTAAAGTCCTCTGTTTCCAAGCACACCAACACCGAATGGGTTTCCATGACTGATACCATCTTCGAAGTATTGAGTTGGTTTCATAGTTGCAAACCATAGATGGTCTGTATCTAGTAAAAGCATATCAGATAATCCACTAGACGCACTACCAGTTTTAGGCATATCCTTTGCTGGAATTAGTGGGATGTCATAGTATGTTGCAACTCTGAATCCGACTTCTGCACCTTTTACACCTTTTACACCGTTATGGCTTGGTATTACTTCTTTAGAATCCATGAATCTTTCTTGACTTTGTAATAAGTCAGAGATTGCTTGAATAGTGTCATATCCTGTTAGAATAACTTTTGGAGTTCCACCGTTCAATCGTAGATTTTGGATAACATCATTAATAATGCTTAGAGTTAAAACTCTACCTGCTAATGCATAAGATGAACCATAGTTAACTACTGCATCCATAAAGGAAGCCGCTCCGCCACTTGCTCTTGAAGTGTTACCATAAAGAGTTGATACATCTGCATCTAAGTGTGCATGTTCTGTTACTGTTCCAACACCACAAAGTTCATCCAGTTGACCACCTGCATCTGCTAATTCATCAAAACTACTTACAACTTTTAATAGAGATGTATAGTTTCTTCTGATTTTTTCTGCACCAGTTGATATATCTCCACCAAAACTGTCGTATAACTCTAAAGGCATTACTACCATTTTAGATTGTGATTCTGCATGATGTTTACCCATATCTTCACGGATAAGTTTTCTTAAGTCTCCAACACCATCATCTATTCTAGCCATTTCTGCCGCTAATTCACTGTAATCAAACATGTGAGCAACAATCTTTGGGTTCATGTATAGTACATCGTATTCTGGAGCAAGTGCTTCAAGAGATGTTGAGTCTAATGCTTCATTTTCTCCAACACCACCAATTAAGTCAGCATCAGGAGAAGCATTACCTTGAGCATTTCCAGTTGTTGTGTTAACTGAGAAAGCCGCTCCACTTCCACCTTGAGGTCTAGCAATCATTACTCTCCATCCACTTGATGTGTATGGTCTTTTAGGTAAAATTGATAATGGGTTTATTTCTTGGTTAATCATTGACCAAACTTTTTGCCCATATACCATATTGTAAAGTGCAGTTAGGTTAGAACCTGCTGTACCGTTAAGGTCAATTGTTAAATCACTAGAACCTTTAAATCCACTACTAATAGCACCTACTACTCCAGCCGATTTTAATAAACTGTTTCCAGCACCACCGCCGAGGCTACCGTAAGTAGCCGCTTCTAAATCTTTCATTGTGTTTATGTATTTTGTCATTTTATTCACTTCCTTTAAATTTGGCCCTCAAGCCTTTCAACTAGAGCGTTAATATCGCTCCAATCCATTTTAGCGATTTCATCGCTTGATGGAATATTAAGTTCTGCAACTACTTCTTCTTGTTTTCTAATTACAGTTTCTTTTTCTTCTGTTAATGATTTTAGTAAAGAACTAAATTGCTCTTTTAATTCTGCTACTTCTGCTTCAGCATCGTAGTTAGACTTTGCAATTTCTTCTTTCTTAGCAACCATTTCAGCATCGAATCTTGCTTGGAAGTTGTTCTTTACTGATTCGTAAGCCGCCTTCTCAAGTTGTTCTGCTTTAAATTCTGCATAAGCCTTTTCTAAGTTTTCTGGTGATAAATCTAATGTAGATTGGTCTTCAAATTGCTTAATTGTTGTTCCGTCATCACTCATTTGGTCGTGAGTATCGTCAACATATCCTCCAGCAGTTCCCGCTTCTACTTGTCCAGTAGGTAAATCAGGTTTTGATTTTTCCATATCTTCATCAGCCTTATCTTCCATATCCTCTTTATCGTGCATCATGCCATGCCCTTTATCTTCCATGTCCTCTTTACCGTACATAGTTTTCTCTTCTTCATCTGTGTCCATATATTCTTCTTTTTCTAAGTTTGACATATCATTTGCCTCCTTCGTTGATTCAGTGTTTTTCACTATGTTCTTTATATGCTTTTCCGTTGATTTGTTTAAATCAGCCCTTTCTACATCATCATCGTCCATTCCCATTGGCATATCCATTCCACTTAATCTGTCTTTTGATTCAGAGTTATGTTCTTCTACCATTTCGTTTAATTCTTTTCTAGTAAAAATTTCTTCTTCTACTAACCTTCTTAACGTACTATTATTAGAGTCTAACTTTCCTCTAGTAGTAAATATATCTTTTTTAGCAGTATCTCTAACATCCTTTAAACTAGATTTTCCTTGTTTATAATCCGTTAGAACTTCTAAGAACTCCATTTTAGATATATTGTTAATTCTATCTAAAGTGTCATTTAATTCATTTAATGCCTTTTCTATATCATTCATTTTTGTTTCACCTTTGTCCATTTTTAATATGTCAAACTTTGCTTCTGGGTTTATTCCCTTTTCGCAAATAGTAACTTCATGGAGTTCTAATTTGGAGATTTCATTATATTCTCCATATTCTTTATGATTTTTCTTTCTCTTTTCTAAGGCTTGTCCACCTATACTAAAAGAACGAAGACTACCGTTTCTTATTT